ATCTGATGAGACCCCCGGCATTCTTGAAAAACCTCCACCCCCCCAAAACAATAAAATTGATTACAAAAAGTGCGTTTTATTAAGTTAAAAAGAATCTCCAGATATAATAGAAACATGCCTATCAAACTGACTTCGTATGAGAAACCGAATCTGGCGAACCTGGAATCCCTTATCCAATCCAAGAAAGTGCTGAAGCATGAGAAACAGGCGTTGAAGTCCTATAAGGATAAGATGGACGAGAAGACGGGCGAGGTCAAAGTGGAGTATGAGGTGGAGAAGTATGGACGCTTCAAGGGTCTGGCTCGCAACAAGAAAGAAAAGACCTACACGACGGGTTGCTCCATGAAGCGAGAGCATCGCAACTTGCTCTTTGGAGATGACTACGATGACCTTGATGTGGCGAACGCATCGGGCAATGTGATGTGTCAGGTGTTTGAGAAGCACTCCCTCCCCACTCGCAAGTTCAAGCACCTGTGCGACAACCGAGAGGCGGTTCTGGCGGAGTTGATGGGACACTACCCCGACTTCCCTCTGGAACGCATCACCGCCAAAGATGTCCTCATTGAGATATTCTTCTGTGGAGCGGGCAACAACTCCCTCTACTGGGAACTGAATCCCTACTTTGAAAAACATGACCTCCCGCAGATTGTCAAGGACATCAAGGCGGAATACCTGGCGAACCTCCAACACATCGTGGGACTACCCGAATACAAGGAGTTGTTGGACTATGTCGTCAAGAAAGCCGAAACGAAACAAAAAGAATACTGGATTGGTATGTTCGCCTCGGAACTCTACCAAGACGAGGAGCGGAAGATTCTGGAGTCCCTGGTGCGAGGCATCAACGACGAGGGCAAGAAACGCAAGATTGAGAATCCGACGGGGTCACTCATCTATGACGGACTCCACATCAAGAAAGCCATGCGTATCATGGAGGGCAACTTCATCAAGAAACTGGAAGCCAAGGTGTTCGCCGACACGGACTACACCATCAAACTGGAGGTGAAGTCTATGGAGATGACGGCAGAGGAGAAGGTGGAGTGGCTGGGTGAGGAAGCCGTCCCCAACTCGTATGAGGCTCGTCGTGCGGACTTTGAACGCAACCGCTTCAAGTGTAAGAACCAGTTCTTCACCATCGGCATTGAGGACGGAGTGGAGGAACTCCACTACTACGACAAGAGCAACTTCACCGTGATGAACGAGGACAGTTTCGTGGGAGCGGTGGAGTTCTTGAAGGACTGGTATATTGACCCTGAGAAGCGTGCCTACTCCGAGGTGGAGTATGGGTGCGTCAAGGAGGAGCATCAACGCCCTGATGTGTATTACGCCTTCCCTGAACTACGCTACAAGACACTGGCTTCCAGTTCCACCGAGGAGCAGAAACAAGAAAACATCGCCTTCTTCCAAGACTACCTCTTGTCCTTGATGGAAGACAATCCCGCCTATGTCAAGTGGCTGACGCTCTGGTGTGCGGACATCATCTGTAATCCAGACAATAAGAACGCCCAGCCGATTGCCTGTATCTTCTGGGGTAAGCAAGGGTGCGGGAAGACGATGCTTCGTATCCTGATGGAGCGTCTGCTGGGAAAACGGTGCGTCCATAACACGGGCGACCCCACGAAGAACGGTGACATTCTCCACGACTTCAACAAGACGCTCAAGTATAAGTTATTCATTGAGTTTGCGGAGATTAACTTGAAGACGGCTTCTATCGCCAATGACCGCATCAAAGACCTCACGACCAACACGACGCATGAGATTCGTCAGATGCGGACGGACATGATTCGTGTGAAGGCATCAGAGCGTATTCTCTTCACGACCAACACGGCGGGTTCGGTCATCATTGAGAAGGGTGACCGTCGCTTCATGGCGGTGGCGGTTTCCAACCGCCGAGTGGGTCAGACGGACTACTGGATTAAGTTCTGGGCGATGCTCCACAACGATGACTTCGTCAAGGACATTGCGGACTATCTCCTCTCTTTCCGAGGAGAAGTGGAACGGTATGCGTTCCGTGACGAGCGTCCCATCACCACCTACTACAAGACCCTCCAACACATGTCGTTGCCGTGCGAACTGGACTTCTTGAAGGACTTGTTCTTCTATCGCTCGGCGGAGGTGGAGGACTACAAGAACGATGACGGGACTTACTTCATTCCCTCCACGCCGTTCCTCACCAAGTATAACCTGTGGCGTGAGGAGCATTCCATGCGTGAGCGAATCACCGTGAAGTCGTTTGCGATGAAGTTGAAGTCCATGGACGCAGACTATGGAATCACGCACCAGGAGAAGTCCAGTGCGAACGGCTTCCTCATTGATGCGGTGGCGTTGAAGGCGACGCTCACCAAGGACTTCAACATCAAGGCGGAGGAGTGCCTCCTGGACTTAGGCAAGTAATCCCTTATCGTAAGAGGACTTAAAGCCAGAAAAAGTGAAAAAGCATATGTATGAGTAAAAATTGATTGCCTTTTTCTGATAATTAAAAGGCAACCAGTCAAGAAGAAAAGCAATGACCCTCCCCACCGTTCAAGCATACACCCTCCAACAGTTCATCAACGAAGTCAAGGTGGAGATATACAAGCGTATCCAGTCAGACCATGAGGGTGAGATGACGGAAGACGACTTTGACGAGATAGTGTGCGACATCAAGACCGAAGAGTTGGACGATGCGATTAACATTATGTATAAGACTCCTGTGCGAGTATGGAATCTCCGAAGCCTTTGACCTCTACGCCAACAATTATGGCTGGGAAAGAGCGAATCCCCCCAACACAAAGGCGGTTCTCTTCGCCGTCACTGACTCCGTCATGAACCACAACTACCACGACTACCTGGACTGGTGCGGAAACGCCTGTGAGTGCGACTCCGAATGTGACTGCGAATAAACCTCCACGAACCTCCACGAAAAACAAAAAAACTAAAAACAAGGGGCGACCCTTTTTTAGTCAAAGGTCATGACGACAGGGACAACCTCTATCGTCATCTTCGGCTTCTCCTTTTTCTTTCTGGGCTTCTCGTCGGGAACTCGTTCCAACTGGACGGTGTCCCTGACAGACTCCACTTTCTTCTTCGGCATCTACCTATACGGGGGAGATAAAAAGCGGTAAAAAACTCACGGGATAATCGTGGATACAAAGTGGTCTTTATCGCCCTTTATCTTCTTGTCCTGCTTCACGACCCACTTATGAAACTGGTTGAGGTCGTATCCCGCCTTCATCTTCAGAGTCCGTAGCACACACCAACGACCGCAGTCGGCGATATGCTGACCGTCCTTCTGATACTTCACCTTGTTATATACCACTTCCTCAGGGCATTCCCTGAATAACTTAGTGAGATAAGGAACGCCCTGCCCCAGCCCGACACGGGTGTCCTTGTCCGTCCATTTGAGGGGGGCATCAACATACCCGCCATAAGAATCAAAATACTCCGCTACGCCCTCCCGTGGCTTACTTACCACGACCCAATGACCCTTGTTCGGAGATTCCTCATACAATATAACAGCACAGTCTTTAATGTCAGGGAGCAAGTCGTCCAGCGTAGGGTATTTACTCAACTCACTATACTTTATCAGAACGCAGTGGGGTAGGTATTCCTTGATGTCCGAATCGGACATGGGCGTAGCCATTGTTTTCTTGACAATACCGCCGTCCATTTATTAATTCAAAATAAAATAATATCTGCTATAAATAAATGTCAGGAGCGAACACATGGAGAGGTGCTAATACATGGTCTATCGCACTCAATGAAAACACAGGGGGCGGTGGTGGTGGTGGAGCAGTTAATTCTATCACCGCAGGAAACGCCAATGTTACTATCACGGGGACATCTGCTGACCCCATCATCTCAGGAACACTCGTGGCTCTTACCAGTAATGTCGCCACTACTAACTTCGCCTTCTCAGGCAACGCACCAACCAATCCGTCATTCGCTCTTACTGGAACGGAAGAGTTCAGAGTCATCACATCAGACCTCACACCGCATATTCTGGTAAGTGGTGGTGTTAGTGGTGGCGTTCAACTGGGACTTCCAAGCGGTTATGGTGGATATAAGGTGACTGCTCCGACGGTTACTCCTGGGACGACCAGTGATACGCAAGTCGCCACCACCGCATTCGTTCAATCAGCAATTAGTGCCGTTCCTCCCGCCACCGCTACTCTTAGCCAAGTTCTTACTGCTGGAAACACCGCAACGAACTCTATCGCCCTTGACAACACGGGCGTAGGGACAAATGTCATCAGTCTATTGCCGAATGCTACTGCGAACAACCCTCACATAGAACTCACAGACGGGACAACCACGAATGTCATTACCAAGAACGGAATGACGACTCGCAACAGCGTTCAGAACTCCACCCATTTCCTTACTTTTGTAGATAATTCCACGACAGGCACGGGTGCGATACAGAAAACGAGTGGGATAGAGTGTAATCCCAACACGAAAACACTAACCACCACCACTTTGGAGACGCAAAATATTACTGCGTTAAGTCCTTACAACTTCTCCGTCGTCAGCATCTTCGCTGACGCAACCGCAAGGGACTTAGCCCTCCCCACCCCTTATGCGGGTCAGATGGCGTTCCTAACGGGGTCTAATAAACTCCAGTATTGGAATACAAACTGGGGTAATGTGAGTGTGATTCTAAACAACCCAGTGATTACTGGTTTTACCATCACCACCCAATACGAACTTATCTATGTGAATGCGTCAAACACCGTTATTAATGCCCCTACCCTTGGCGGATTTACAGTTGTTCGCTTCTTCCCCACCACCACCACAAGTGGAACGATTACTATTCCCAATACGACTTCAGTGGAATATCTAATTGTCGCTGGTGGCGGTGGTGGAGGCGGAGGCACTCAGTTTGTGTCTAACGGTGGTGGCGGTGGTGCGGGTGGGTTTCTGACAAACACGGGCGAGACTTTTGTGGAACTAACTTCCTACGCCATTACAGTCGGTGGAGGTGGTGCTGGTGGTGTGGCTTCAACGAACGGTAGTGCGGGAACGGATAGTTCTTTGGTGGTGAATTCTGGAACAATAACAGCGACGGGTGGAGGTGGTGGTGGAACGGGTGTTGGTGTAGGTGGTGGAAGCGGTGGTGGCGGTGGATATACTGGTGTTGTAAATGCGGGAGGTGCTGGAAGCCAAGGAAGTGCGGGTGGTAGTTCCACGACGGCTTCGCCTTATCCCTATTCGGGCGGTGGCGGTGGTGCGGGTGGTGTGGGTTCTTCCGCAAACGGACAAGGTGGTGTCG